AGGTGCTAAGTTTAATATAACATTGTATAAAAACGTTATATTAAACTATAAAGACTTTAATATTGGAAGTTCATTTGGTAATAAAGTAAGATTTGGTAGTTACACTACAAAAGGAACAACAGAAGACCTAAATCATGATAATTTCAAAAGAACTGAAATTACATACTCTGAAATTGAACAAAATCGTATAGATATTTGGAGGATTGCAGAAACAGATCCACCAACTGGATTTGAATCAATGAAAAATGACTTAGTTCTTGGAATTGAAAAAACATATGATGAAAAAACAAAACAATTTTACATCGATACTATACATATATATCAACTAAATGGTGATGGTACTATAACTTGGGATCCACAATCATATGAAGAAATAAATAAAGCTGATGGTAGTGTAATGTATACATATGTATCAAGCGACAATGATACATGGCAAATTATGTTAAATAAAGACAGAACACAAATTGCCGTATCTGCAGATAACATTCCTAATGGAGAATACAGATTAAATGTAATGAAGAAAATTACAGATGATAATTCTTCAGGGGATACAGCAGATTCTGCAAAATCAGGTGCTAGCTTTAATATTCAATTATATAAAGATATAGACTTGAACTCTTCAGATTTCAAATTTGGATCAGATAATAATCCAAATAATTTTGATAATGGATTAGCAAAGATTTCAAATAATGCAGTGATTATTAAAGTGACAATTGCAGTATCTATAATTCCATATTTAATACAATCATCAGACATTCCAAGAAAGTAAAAGACAGTACATTTTACCACAAAACGCCAATAGCCTATTCCGTGAGAAGCGGAGCGGCACAAGGATATAAAAATTTTATCCTGGAATGTATGGGAGAAACACGCATAGCAGAAATGCAGAAAGAGAGGGTATAACATGGGCTTTAATATTATGGACCTTATGAACGGAGCAACCAGGGCAGCAGTTGAGGGCGTGGACAACTACGAAGCAATAACCCTTAACCTGGACGAAATCAAAGTTACGAAGCACAACCGTTATAGCATGGATGATTTGGAAGAATTGGCAACATCAATTCTTATGGATGGATTGCAAGAGCCGTTAATCATTGGCCGGGTAAACGGGGAGTATCTTCTTTCCGGTGGACATAGACGGCGTGAAGCCCTTGTTATTTTGCAGAATGAGGGACACACGGAGATTACGCAGAACATCCCGTGCCGCTTTAAGGACATGACGGAAACGCAATTTAGATTATCCTTGCTAATCGGCAATACCTTTAACCGAAAAATGACCGATTACGATTTGATGAACCAGGCGGCGGATTGGAAAGAGGTATTGACCCAGGCGAGAAAGGAAAAATTGTTAGTCCTGGAAGAGGGAAAAAGGGTTAGGGATTATGTGGCGGCAGTCCTGGGGGAGAAACCAACCAAGATTGCACAGTTGGAAGCAATTAACAACAATGCCACGGAAGAGGTAAAAGAGCAGTTTGAAAAAGGCAATATGAAAATTACAAGTGCCTATGAAACAAGTAGATTATCCGAGGATGCACAAAAAGAAGTTGCGGCAGCAGTTGAAGCCGGGGCGGATATAAAGAGCGAAGAGATAAAACAGATGTCAGAAGAGAAGAAAAAGAAGCGTAAGACCGCCGAGGACATAGCCAAAGAACAAAATGTGTCAGATACCGACACATCCGAGGAAGAAAAGGCAAATGCCAAGAAATTACACGCCGTAAAAATGCTTGAAAAATATTATATCTATCTTTCCGAAGAGGAAACGGGCATTTTGGAACGGATGTTGGAAGATTGCAAACGCCGCAAGCGTGAATACGCCTTAGAGGAAGATTAAACGGGTATGGGGAAAATTATATTATTCCCCACGCACCCGGATTATTGCAAAAGGTGTATTTATTCCAGAAACAACGGAACGTGTGCAAGCGAGAAATACAACGAAAATCAATACAAGGTAAATTGCGTGTGGCATTACTGCAAATACCGGAAAGAAAAGGCGGAATATGAAACATGAGTATACAGAACATGAAGAGAAGCGAAACAACGGAGCAAATAGCCCTTTTCAATTGGGCGAAGCGGACAGAAAGCATATTGCCGGAATTGGCGTTGATGTACCATGTGCCAAACGAGGGCAAAAGGAGCAATGGCGGAATATTAAAGGCGGCCGGACTTAAAAGCGGCGTGCCGGATATATGCCTACCCGTTGCAAATAACGGCTTTCACGGGTTGTATATCGAATTGAAGTTTGGAAAGAATAAGGCAACCAAAGCCCAGGAAGAGTATATGGCAATGCTTAATGCACAAGGCTATAAAACGGCGGTGTGCTATGGGGCAGAGGAAGCCGGGGAAGAGATATTGGCATATCTCACAGAACCGGGACGGATGCCAAAGAAAGCGTGTGTAAATGCACCGTGGATTAACGGAAAGTGTGACGGTATCAATTTACCGTCACGAATGTTTAGCCGGGAAGAGTGCAGAGGGTGCAAGAATTTTAATCCGGGAAGAGAAGAAAGAATAATAAACGAGATTTTAAGCGAACACCCGGAAAAGAGAGAAATAAAGCAAGCAATTATAAATCTTTCATGCGGTCAGACGGGAAATAAAAAGATTGAGAGTATGGAAGATACATTGGAGATTATCAACGTCACATTGGGCGGAATGGTAAAAGGCAATGAATTAACCGTGGAGCAGTCGGCAGCAGTATTAACGGTTGCTATGAAAGCCTACGAAGTAGGAAAGAAAGCGAGGATAAAAGCATGAGTGCAAAAGCAGATAAAACGGGTTCATGTTCCTTTTGTGGACAGACCAAAATAATACAGGTCCCGGAAGAGTGGGAGCAAGGGCAGATTAACGAAGCGGTAACGTGCGAGTGCGAATGTGAGCAAGCACAAGCATACGCAAAAGCAAAAGAGAGAAAGGACAAGGCAAAGAAAAGAGTAAATGAATTATTTGGTGGCGGTGCAGAAAAGCCCGTTGCGGAAGATGTGGTTAATCTTTTAATTGCAACCGTTGATGCAATCGAGGATAAACACATGAAAGGGATTACCGTTGATGTGGGGCATGGCGTAAAAGCAAAGGTTTCTAAAATGGCGAAAGAAAGTATTAAGGTTGAACGGTCGGAGAACAAAAAGACAACCTACGAAGAATAGCGGATTGGGGGGGGCAGTATTGCAAAGAATTGATGATGATATTAAAGCCACAGTAAAAAAGATTATCCAGGGCAACGAGAAACGCAAACGCCGGATGCTTAACGGGAACGCATCAGCATTTGACCGTATGGCTTATAGCGTGATAAATGAAGCCCTTAATAATTCATGCCACAACATAGATAGCGAAGCGGCACGGGAGCAGATGCAGAAACAAATATATAAAAGCGTGGTTCATTGTACGCCGTATGAAAGTATTTATGATGTGATGTGTGGCCGCCGTCAATTCTACGATTACCGCAATGAATTTATAACCGCAGTTGCCGAGGGGCTAGGAATGTTGCCAGGCAGCAGGACTAAAAGGAATACCGGATGCAGCAGTACAACGGGGACATAATAGCAAGGCAAAAGAATTTATAATTGGGTTATGGGGTAGCAATACACATAACCCATAAACCATTTACAGAAAGGGCGGTGGGACCGTGAAAGAATATGCAAAGGGCTTTTATAAGTCCGCCGCATGGAAGAGAGCAAGGCAGCAAGTAATAACCAGGAGCAACGGATTGTGTGAGCGGTGCAAGGCGAGAGGAATATATAAGCCGGGTTACATTGTGCATCACAAAGAATATATTACGCCGGGCAATATCAGCAATCCAAACATCACATTGAACCTGGACAACCTGGAATATGTTTGTGAGGATTGCCACAACAAAGAACACAAGGCAGTACATACACCAATGCGTTATCAGTATGATGCAAACGGAAATTTATTACCGCCGAAAGAAAATAATAAATCAGACCACACCCCCGGGGTACAGAATTTGACACCGGGTAAAAGAACCGAGGGAGTTACCTCAAAAAAACTCCGCAAGGTCGCACGCATATGAGGGGGGGTATATTTATGGCAGAAAGCAAGAATGATTTAACAGAAAATAAGAAAAAAAGACCGAACAAATTAACAAATGCGAGGATTAAAAAAGAGATAGAGTTTTTAGAAAAAATGTTCGTTGGGGTTGATGATGAAAACAAGAAAACCCTTATAAATTCACTGATTGAGGAAGCGGCGTTTTTAAAAGTGGCTTGTTTCCAGGCGAAAGAAGAATTGAAAAAAGAGGGCCTTACAACGGAAACCGTGAACGCATCACAGAAATTTGTAAAAGCCCACCCCTCAACCCAAATTTACGAGAAATATTCACGCCAATATACCGCAATTATCCACTCACTCATTGAGTATTTACCGCCAAAAGAAAAAGAAAAAGTGGACCGTTTGGCGGCGTTACGGGATGAATAGTTAATGGATAATTGGATTTTTAAATACCATGAAGCAATCCAAAAAAAAGAAGTAATTGTGGGTGTATGGGTGCGGTTGTGTTTTGAAATTTTGACAACCGGGCTATTAAATGGCGAGTGGGAATTTAACGAGAAAAAAGCGAAAAAGGATATAAAATTCATAGAAAAATATTGTCACCATTCAGAGGGACGGAGCGACCTTTTACACCTGGAATTGTGGCAAAAGGCTATTGTGTCCGCCATATTTGGCATTATGGACAAAACAACCGGGTATAGGCAGTTTAGAGAGGTTTTTATAATTGTTGCCCGTAAGAACGGTAAAACACTTTTTGCCGCAGCAATAGCCGCATACATGACATACGTAGACGGGGAATATGGGGCAAAGGTTTATTTCCTTGCACCGAAGTTAGACCAGGCGGATTTGGTGTATGATGCCTTTTATCAGATTGTGCAATCAGATGATGAATTGGACAGTATCACAAAAAAACGCCGGAGTGATATTTACATAAAGGCTTTCAATACAAGCGTAAAAAAGATTGCTTTCAACTCTAAGAAATCGGACGGTTTCAACCCTCAATTGGTAGTCAATGACGAAATGGAAGCGTGGCCGGGAGACCAGGGATTGAAGCAATACGAGGTTATGACTTCCGCCCTGGGAGCGAGAAAACAGCCGTTAATAATATCCATAGCAACCGCCGGATATGTGAATGACGGAATTTTTGATGAATTATTTAAAAGGGCAACGGCATTTCTAAAGGGCAATAGCAGAGAAAAACGGCTTTTGCCTTTTATTTACATGATAGACGATATAGAGAAATGGGATAGCATAGAGGAATTAAAGAAGAGCAATCCAAATTTGGGCGTGTCTGTATCGGTGGAATACTATTTGGAGCAAATAGAGATTGCAAGAAATTCAATCTCAAAAAAAGTTGAGTTTATGACAAAGTTTTGTAACATCAAACAAAATTCAGCCGTGGCATGGTTGGATTATTGGGATGTTATGAAATGCGTACATGAAGAAAAGCCGTTATCCCTGGAAGATTTTAAAGGGTGCTATTGCGTGGGTGGTATCGACCTATCAAGAACCACGGATTTAACCGCAGCAAGCATTGTAATAAACCGGGACGGAATAAACCATATATTCACACGGTTTTATATGCCACAAAAGCGGTACGAAGTGGCAATTAACGAGGACAACACGCCGTACAACATATATAGGGACCGGGGCTTTTTGTTCATATCCGGGGAAAACCAGGTGGACTATAAGGATGTTTACAATTGGTTTATCGAACTTGTGAAAGTGTATAAAATCAAACCGCTAAAAATCGGCTATGATAGGTATTCGGCAAATTACCTTGTGGAAGATTTGAAAACCGCCGGGTTTCACACGGATGATGTATACCAGGGAACGAACCTCACACCTATATTACATGAGTTTGAGGGGAATTTAAAAGACGGGCTTTTTGATTTTGGGGACAATTCCATGTTGGCGGCACATTTCCTTAACGTGGCGGTGGATATTAACCTAAACGATAGCAGAATGAAACCCGTAAAAATTGAAAAGCGTATGAGGATAGACGGGGCTATGAGTGTGTTTGATGCCCTCACAATGGTTTCCAAGTACCACAATGAGATAGGCAAGAAATTATTGAATATAAGCAAAGAAACCGCATAGATGCAAGGGAAAATGCGTTGCGGCAGCAGTATTAAAGTGGGTCAGAATTTCAACACGAAACATTATAGAATGTTGGTGTGGGAAAACTGGCCCTATTTTTGAAGAAAGGGGGAGAAGAAAACGGGAATTATCGCAAATGTATTAAATTCATTCCGGGCAAAGTACAGACCCCTACTATTGAGCCGTGGAGAGTATGAGCCAACGGGAACATTACGGGATAATGACATTGTGGGAGCAATTGCGGATGCAATCGGAAAGAATGTTGGCAAGTTGAAACCCCAGGTAATCCGTAAGGATGAAAAAGGCATGGTAATTAAAAATGATTACCTTGCAAGGCTTTTATCTTTACGCCCATGCCCGGAAATGTCAACCTATGATTTTTTATACCGTATTGCCGTTGATTTGGTTTATACATCCAATTCCTTTTCCGTGATTTTTTGGAACAAGGATTTTACCAGGGTTGAGAGCATCCAACCGATTACCACAACATCATATAGGATTTTTGAGGATGATAAAAATAACATCCTTTTCCGCTTCCGTTGGGATTATGACGGAAAAACGTACACCGTGCCATACCAAAATGTAATCCATGTTAAGGCGAGATATAATAAACGCCGTTTCCTGGGAACAACGCCGGATATGGAGTTAAAAAGAAGCCTGGACCTCATAGAAACATCCGGGGAAACCATAAAGAACATTGTAAACCGTTCAAATTCTTTAGCCGGGTATTTGAAATATAACAATATCGCAGATGATGAAGAATTGAAAGAAATAGCCCGGAATTTCCAGGATGCCTATATGAACAAGGACAACGCCGGGGGAATTGCCGCAATTGATAACACGGTGGAGTTTAAAGAAATCTCACAGAGAACGCCGAGCATACCGACAAACCAAATTACATTCTTACGGGATAACATATATCGTTATTACGGCGTGAATGACAAAATATTGACTTCCACGCTAAACGATACCGAGTTTATTTCATTTTACGAGAATGTAATTGAACCTATCAGCGTGCAATTGTCCTATGAGTTTACATTTAAACTCTTAACGCCCCGTGAAATTGGTTACGGAAACCGCATTGATTTTGTGGCAAACCTTTTACAGTATGCCACATTGCAGACAAGGGAAACCATAGGCGGCGGAATGTTTGACCGTGGAGCGTTGACAATTAACGAATACAGAGAACTTATGTATTACGGCCCGGTAGAGGACGGGGACCAAAGGTTGGTATCTCTAAACTATGTCAAGGTTGGGGACCAATCATTGTACCAGGTAGGGCAGCAGAACGAGCCGCCGGATGATACCGGAGCAAATGACAGAGAAAAACGGGCAATGCAAGCGGCCGCCCGTGCCTATATGCAGATTATGAAAGGGGGTTAATGGAAATGCCACAGATAAAACAGTTTATTGCGTGCAAAAATGCCAAGACCGCAACCGTAAAGCCGTTTTGTGAGATTAAAAACATCACAGATACAACGGCGGACCTTTATTTTTACGGGGATATTGTTTCGGATTGGTGGGGAGCATGGCAAGAAGAGGACCAATACCCGGATGCAATCAAAAATTTCCTTGCAGAAGCAAACGGCAGAGATTTAAACATTTACATCAATAGCGGCGGCGGTTCGGTATTTGCCGGAATTGCTATTTACAATATGCTTAAACGCTACCAGGGAAAGAAACATTGTTTTGTGGATGCCCTGGCCGGTTCGATAGCATCACTTTTTCCGTTTGTGGATAGTGACAAACCAACAATTCCAAAGAACGCCTATTTGATGATACATAAGCCGTGGTGCGATTGCGAGGGCAACGCTAACGAATTACGCAAAATGGCGGACACATTGGAAGCCATAGAAGCCGGAATTTGGAGCATATACGAGGAACATTTAGCAGAGGGCGTAACAATCGAGCAGATAAAAGAGTTAATGGAAGCGGAAACATGGTTGAGCGGCGAGGAAGCCGCAAAATACTTTAACGTGTCGGTGGGAGAAGAAAATACCGCCGTTGCAGCAGTCCAGGACTACACGAAATTATATTGCAAGAACACGCCGGAAGCATTAGCCGGGGGAAATCCGCCGGACGATACCAAGGACCAGGCAGCAGCCAAAGAAAAAGAAATCAGAAGAGACAGTTCAGGATGAAGTAAAGAATCAGGAGACTGATGCTAAGAAAGAAGAAGCCTGCAACTGCGAATCAGAATGTAAGGCTGATGAAAGTCAGAATACATGTGAAGCTGATGAATCAGACAAGGCCGAGGCACAGGATGAGAGCACTGAGAGCTCTAAGAAGAAAGATCCTAAGGATGCAGTTATAGAAGAACTTCAGGACAGAGTAAAGAGGCAGATGGCTGAGTTTGATAATTTCAGAAAGAGAACAGAGAAAGAGAAATCTACTATGTTCGAGATGGGAGCCTCAGATATCATTAAGAAGCTTTTACCTATTGTTGATAATTTCGACAGAGGATTTAAGAGTGTGACAGATGAGGAACTTGAAACTCCATTCGCTAAGGGAATGGATATGGTTCACAAGCAGCTTTTAAAGATGCTTGAGGATGCAGATGTTAAGCCTATTGAAGCTTTAGGCGGTGAGTTCAATCCGGATTTCCACAATGCAGTAATGCATGTTGAGGATGATTCAGTTGGAGAGAACATCGTAGTTGAAGAGTTTGAGAAGGGCTACACATACAGAGACCAGGTTATAAGACACAGCATGGTCAAGGTTGCTAACTAGCGATAAGCCAGAAAGCATATGTAACATAAGGTATTAATCAATTTAATTATAGAAAGGACATTTTATCATGGGAAAGATTATTGGTATTGATTTAGGTACAACTAATTCTTGCGTAGCTGTAATGGAAGGTGGTAAGCCAGTTGTTATCGCTAACGCAGAAGGTTTAAGAACTACTCCTTCAGTAGTTGCATTTTCAAAGACAGGAGAGAGACTTGTAGGTGATCCTGCAAAGCGTCAGGCAGTTACTAATGCTGATAAGACAATCTCTTCTATCAAGAGACATATGGGTACAGATTACAAGGTTGAGATTGATGGAAAGAAATATACTCCACAGGAAATCTCAGCTATGATTTTACAGAAGTTAAAGTCAGATGCAGAGAATTATCTTGGTGAGAAGGTTACAGAGGCAGTTAT